TTTCACCCCCTCTTCGTGCATTTGCACCTCTGCAACGTGTTCGTTTTGTCTCGATCAGGCAAGACGTACTATCACGTTGTATCCAAAATTTTGTTGCGGTCGGGTCGGCCGCAGAAAGGAGAGAACCTATGGTCCACTTTAGCCTTCCATCGGAAAGCATGAACTCGTTTCTTCAATGGAGTTCTTTACTAGAGTACATTCTTGGTCCTTTTGGGCCTGATGACAGCTCTTTACAAGAGTTGTTATATGAATGTTACCCTAGTGATTTAATCCAAGGAGTTATGAGTCATGGAGAACGGGATGTAACCCATGTTAAGATGGATGGGTTGATTAATATCAATCCATACCATCATTCTATGGAGTACACCGATTCTCATACTGGAAATTTCCATGCAAAAGTTGGAAATTCTAAGTACTCTATTCCATGTACATTCCTCCCTAAAGATCAAGTGCTATTTTTAGGACAATATTCCTATTCTAGCGATGTCTTTGCCTCGACGTTTGTTGATAGCTTGGGTCTTCATTTAGTTGAAGCCCTTGTCAATCATACAAATCATCAAAAGTGCAGAGTGTTTCGACACCAAGTTGTTGCTTTAAAATTCAGCAACGATACTATGAGTGTTACTAAAATCTTTAGATTAGAATGTACAGAAACCGCTTACCCACCATCGCTTCCGTTTTCGTTAGATGAAGCATCATTAGATGATATTCAGACGATTCCGGAGTACTTTGGTGAGTATGCGAAAGCTACCTATCTCCCTGTTACGGATTCGATACCTCGTAAGCCTTATTATGGCTACGATCCATCGATTATATCCGCAATTAACGAGATAGGACTCCTAGTCAAGGACATCCCTTGCGTACGAAAATTTTCGTCGCTACGAGACTTTGACTTTGGGGCTTTAGCCCTAGAGGCGTGTTCTGATCTAACTACGAATTCTGTCAATATGATTGAATTCTTGAGAGATCTACGACACCCTACAGAGCTGATTCCGAAGTTCAAGAACTTTCGGACTTTTATCAAGAATGCGTCTAAGATTGATAAATCTAAGGCTGTTTCTGATGAGTACCTAAGAACTGTATTCGGGATCTTGCCTACTGTTAGTGACATAAAATCTATCGTCGATCAATTGAGGAAGAATCTTCCTTATTATGATCCAGATGGGTTTCAAATCACTACATCGGTAAAAAGCGTCCATGATGATTACCTTGATTGGCATATTCATCAGGTAGCTCGGGCAAAAGTGGTAACTTCTCGAACTGAGTTGTATACGGAGAATTCCATGGATAAACTTAAGAAAATGGGAGTTTTCCCTTCTCTTAATAATCTGTGGGATCTTGTTCCGTACAGCTTTGTCGTGGACTGGTTTACATCCGTTGGAGATACATTAGAAATAATCTCTGATTATTCTAATGCCATGAGTTTAGGTATCCGATATTGTACTTTTTCAAGAAAGGATATCCTATCGCATGCTGTCATAGCGACAGATAACTCTTATTACGGAGAAATCCAGGTGGTAAATTATCATAGGTGGACAACTGATCATTGTCCTACTCCACAACTCTCCACCGATCCATCTTCGAATGTGTCCCTTGATAAATTATCAAAGGGCACGGCGCTGTTAATTCAGCGTATCAAATGAATGCGGCTTTAAATCGCAGAAAGGACTCACCCATGTCTAAAGAAACATCTTTAGGGTACACAGATACAGCCATTAGTGGCGTAACTACCCTTCCCTTTGCACGCGGTCTTCTCAATATAAAAGAAGATTTCGTCGTTAAAGAGGAAGGAGTGGCAGCTAATGGTGAGAAATTTATTTCTCTCACCAATATCACTGCTCCTGTGGACCAACCAGAGCTCGCACGAATCAGTTACAGAGACATTCCAAATATCTATAATGGAATGAAAATGGAACCTAATTTTATGGCACCCATGAAAAGTGGGAAGACCATTATATTTAGAGTTTCTGACGTTATCAGTGTTACTGATACCGAAGATCCTCTGTATCGTGTTGATGCTCCGATCTCAGCCCAGCTAGTGCTTCGTGTTCCTGATGTCAATGCGACACCAGTACATATTGAAACAATAATTGGGAGGGTGATCAGTTTGCTTTATGACACTGGTGTCTCAACAGACACCAGGCTCAAAGGCTTACTAAGAGGCGCTATTGCACCTCCGGAACTGTAGGTGAGCGATATGGAGATATCAAAATCTACTGTATTGCTAGCTACTGCTTTTATAACGGCAGTGCTCGTCAAAGCCGTTGACGTTGTCAGCGGATTAGGCGCCCTAATTAGTTAAGGAGGTTACGATGCGTCCCTACGAGACTTTACAAGTCATTAGGCAGGCGTTCCAAAAGTTCTATGGGACATCCTGCCTTCGCAGGGATAGTAATCCTCTATCAAAGAGGGATGAGGCGACCACTTTAGAAGTTTATACTCAGTATTTACTTCTACTTGTCGACCTCGGCTACTTGCGACCCGAAGGGTTAAAGAGGACAGCACACAGGCTTGCACAAGATTTTGTGCGAGCGGATGTTCTTGTTCTCAATAATCTGTTTGCTGAGTGTGCTCAAGCTATACGCTTGAAGCACGTAAGAGGATTTAAAGCCCTCTGTTCTCAAATCTCTCCACATTTGTTCTGCCTAATCAAGCAGGACGTGGAAAGGTTAGAAAAAGACGACGTAGAAGCAGCTAAAAGACTTTTGCAAGCGTTTTGCTACACTAGTCGGCTGTCTCTGCGAGACATTGATCTGTCTCAACAGATGGTTGATGAGTTTATTAGTGTTGAGGAAAAGATTCCTCATACTTTTAATCCTCATCTGACTAACGCCCTTAATAAAATTATAAGACGTTGGTTAGGATCTTTCTTGCCAGGTGAAATCGTACCTCACCACGGCCCTGGAGCTGTAGCCAATTTAGGTCGATGCTCTGTCTTGGAGAAATACCAAGACTTGAGTACTGATCGTAGATTGGAATACGCATTCGGGAGTCCATGGTGGATCGGAAATTGCCAAGTATTATCTAGGCAATCTCAGATGCGTTTCGTCCCGAAAAGTTATAAAACTTTTCGATCGATTGGCATGGAACCTGCTACCTTGCAGTATTTTCAGCAAGGTGTGCAGCGTCTCCTGTACGATTTCGTGTCCCGAAATCGTTATCTGAATAATCATATTGGTTTTTCAGATGCGACTAGGAACCAGAAGCTTGCATGTCTGGGGTCTGCCGCGCGAAATTACGCGACGTTGGACCTTTCTCATGCTAGCGACTCAGTAGGTTACGAGCTCGTTAAGAAACTATTTCGTGGAACTTGGGTATACAGATATTTAATCTGTACCCGCTCTACGGAAACGCGTCTTAGCGACGGTACGGTCATCGAATTGAGGAAGTTTTCTACAATGGGATCAGCATTATGCTTCCCAGTGGAAACTTTCCTTTTCGCAGCCGTATGCGAACTTGTAACCCGGGCTTACAGAGTCTCCGGAGACTATACAGTCTACGGTGACGATATCATCGTCCCTACACAATGTGCAGCGACCACTACTTCCATCCTAGAAGATTTAGGGTTTGAGGTTAATACCTCGAAATCTTTTTCTTCAAAGGACGTTTGGTTTAGAGAAAGTTGCGGCGGTGAATTCATTAATGGATTCGATGTCACACCTCTTCGCATAAGCCGGAAGTATAGTTCTGAGGACGATAGTATCAGAATGCAAGATCTGATTTCTCTCGCGAATAATGCATACACTTATGGCTTTAGATGCTTAAGAGCGTTCTTTTTAGATCGTCTCTTTGCTCTAGGCCGTGTGCCTTATTTCTCCCCTGATCATTGCTTATCCGATAATTACACAAATTATCGTGCAGAGAAAAGGTGGAACCATAACTACCAACGACAAGAAGTTAAAGTACATGTTTTGTGTACTAAACAGACTCGAGGTTCAAGTTACGGTGCTGAGGAAATCCGATTGAGACATTGGTTACAGGAGTGCTACCAACGTAAAATCGTTGGTGAGCCTTTCCGTGCCAATATCGGACATTCTTCTGTTGATCTCAAGACAGCGTGGTTGAATGATATCTCTTACGAGCCTGATCTTCTCGTATCGGATTCTTCAATCACGTAATCTTGAAAGGAGAGACTTGAGTTAGACTCAAGGTGCTTATACGACTGATTACCGTATAACGGCAAACGCAGGTGCATAAGCAC